GAATTGATGATGAAATTGTAAATCAGGCAGAAGACACTTTAACTATACTTAACAAATATATTGACTCAATACCACAAGAGAATATAGACAACTCTAAATTAAAGAATATTTTTCGTGAACTCTATATTGAAGCATTAAACACAGACTAATTATGGTAACTTTTCATGAAATACGTTGGAAAAACTTTCTATCAACTGGTAACAACTGGACTAGCATACGTCTGGATCGTAGTAACAATACTCTTATTGTTGGCACTAACGGTGCTGGCAAGTCCACTTTACTTGATGCTCTCTGCTTTGTCCTATTTGGAAAGCCGTTTCGTAAAATTAATAAACCGCAACTAATCAATTCAATCAATCAAAAAGATTGTTTGGTTGAGGTTGAGTTTTCTGTAGGACAGAAACTTTATAAGATTGTTCGTGGTATCAAACCGAATGTCTTTGAGGTCTACTGTAATAATGAGTTGATCAATCAAAATGCAAAGAACACAGATTATCAAGATATTCTTGAAAAAAGTATTCTCAAGAGTAATTTTAAATCTTTCACACAAGTCGTTATACTTGGCTCTGCTTCTTTCGTACCTTTTATGCAATTATCTGCCGCTGATCGGAGAAATATCATTGAAGAGTTACTCGACATTCAGATTTTTTCCTCTATGAATAAACTTGTCAAGGATAAACTTGACAAGATTAAAGATGAAATCAAAGATAACAAGTATGCTATGGATTTGACTGCTGAAAAGATTAAAATTCAAAAGCAGAATATCGAAGAACATAGGAAACACAACGATGAGGAAATTGAGAGAAAGAAAAGTGAGATTGCGACTAGCGAATCACAATCGATGCAACTTCAAAACGATGTTGATCTTATACAGAAACATGTTGCGGTTCTCACCAAAAAAGTTGAGGATGAAAGTAAGGTTCGTTCAAAGAATAAACAGATTCTCCAGATGGAATCAAAAATACAGTCGAACATATCCAAGATTACTAAGGACATTGATTTTCTCCAGAACAACGAAGTCTGTCACACTTGCAACCAACCAATCGATAAAGAATTCGCTCAAGAAAAAATTACCGAACGTGAGGCCAAAAAGAAAGAGATACAGACTGGGTTGGAGAAGCTTGCAGAAGAGATGGAGAAAACGAACCGGAGGATATCAGATATAAATGATATCAACGTTGATATTGTTAAACACATGAATATGGTTACAGAACATAATGCAACTATTCGCGGAATTAACACTTATATCAGTAAGTTACAAAAAGAAATCGAGTCTCTTCTAGAAAGAAAAGGAAACATCATTGATGAAAATGAAAAACTTTCAGAACTGAAATCAGAATTGAAAGAGTTGTTGTCATTGAGAGAAACTATTGTAAATCAAAAACAGTATTATGAATATGCAAGTACATTGTTGAAAGATACTGGTATCAAAACCAAGATTATCAAACAATATTTGCCGATCATGAATAAGTTGGTGAATAAGTATTTAAGTGCATTAGATTTCTTTGTTAATTTTGAGATCGATGAAAATTTCAATGAATCAATTAAGTCTAGACACCGTGATGAATTCAGTTATGCAAACTTCTCAGAAGGAGAAAAACAAAAGATTGATTTGGCACTACTTTTTACTTGGAGACAAGTAGCAAAATTAAAGAACAGTATCAGTACCAATCTTCTTATTCTTGATGAAGTTTTTGATTCTTCGCTAGATTCAAATTCAGTAGAAATGTTGATGGGACTAATTCATGAATTCTCTGATGATACCAATGTATTTGTTATCAGTCACAAAGGAGATCAATTGTTCGATAAGTTCAGATCGATCATTAAATTTGAAAAGAAAGGTAATTTTAGTAGGATGGTATAATGAGCGAAATAATTAAGTTTAATACAGAAGAGGCTGCAAAAGGATTAGGATATGTAAAAGATATTCCAATCTTTAATTTGGTGGATGAAAATGATCTTATTCTTCGACAGGTTCTTCCTGATTTTAATTTTGATTCTCCACCTGTAAACCCAAATGAATTTGCTTCAACACTTGTTGAAACTTGCAAAAAGAAGAATGGGTTTGGATTATCAGCGAATCAATGTGGTTTTGAACATCGTGTTTTTGTGATGGGTGGTGAAGATGAGTTTGTCGCTTTCTTTAATCCAAAAATCTTGTCACATTCTGATGATGAGGTTTTGATGACAGAAGGTTGCCTATCATTTCCTATGTTAGGATTGAAGATTTCTCGACCATCTGAAGTCTATGTTGAATATTATGACTTTACTGGAAATAAAAAAGAAGCTAAATTTACAGGACTTTCAGCAAGAATTTTTCAACATGAGCTTGACCATTTGAACGGATTGTGTTATACTGAACGTTCAAAACCAATGGCATTAAAGATGGGTATGAAAAAGCGAGGAAAGTTTAATAAACTCGTTCAACGATATGAAACTGCACAGAAAAAAATTGACTCTAAATTAAAATAATGGCTACACCGATTGAATTTGTAGATGAACAATGGAAGATTTGGCAGGAAAATAATCCTGCCGAGTCTTTTGGTCATGTTGATACCGAAGAATTAAAAGAAATCTTAATTAAAGATTTGTCATATGCATCCAAAATGGATGTTCGTGAATATACTTTATACCAAAAGTGGTGTGAAGTTCAAGAAAAGTTTCCCACAAAAGACGTAAGTACCTTATTTGGTAATGAACGTCAACTGATTGATTCGAATCAAAAGAAATTAATCGATACTGTCAAGAAAAACTTCTGGATGCCAGAGTCCCCGGATGATTACCTTAATCTAAAGCCAACTATGGTTTTACACAATGGTGATCTCGCTGAAACTTGGAATGCAGTAAGAACTTTTTCTTCTACGATGAAGAACAACTCAAATATTGGTCGTAATCTGTTTTATATTCTTACAGATGAAATTACTAATAAATATTTGGGAGTCATTTGCATTTCTTCTGATTTTCTTGATCTTACTCCTAGAGATAATTCAATTGGTTGGTCTAGGGATGTAAAGACTCAACAAGGTATGATTAATCATACAGCAATTGGTTCTACAATTGTGCCACTACAACCACTCGGATTTAATTATATGGGTGGTAAACTATTGGCTTTGATGTGTCTATCTGATACCGTACAAAAAGATTGGAGGGAGAGATATGGAGACGTTCTGGTTGGTGTTACAACTACTTCTCTTTATGGGAACACTAAGTCTGGTGGCCTTTCACAGTATGATGGCCTTGAACACTGGGAAAAAATGGGCTTTAGTTCCGGTTCGGTCGCATTCGAACCAACAAAACGGACGATGCGACTAGTCTTTGACTGGATTAAAGAAAATCACACAAGAAAGTATTTTGAATGGTGGGAGGCCAAGAATCAAAATGGTCTCCCTCTCAAAAGAGATCACAAAAATCGTTCACTTAATTTTGCATATTCTAAACTTGGAATACCAAAAGAATTAATTAGAACCGAACATCAGAGAGGAATATATTTTTCTCCACTATATAATAATACAAATGAATTTCTACGCAAGGAGATTGGTAATGATGAATTGATAAAATCGTTTGATACGAGTGAAGAAACTCTTGCCGATATTTGGAAAACCAAATATGCTAAAGGTAGAATTTCAATGTTGAAAAAGAAAAACAATGTATCCAAAGAATCGTTATTCTACGATGATTTGATTTTTATGTCCTGGGAAGAAACCAAAGAAAAGTATCTTGGCCAGGTTGGTCGTTAATTATTGGAGTTATTATGGAAATTTCAATTAGTAAAGAACAGTTGCAGACCAAGAGTCTATTTGTCGCAACTCCTATGTATGGTGGAATGAATCATGGCCTGTATATGAAGGCCTGCCTTGATCTACAAGCACTTTGTATGCAATATGGTGTACAAGTAAAATTTTCATTCCTTTTTAACGAATCTCTAATCACTAGAGCTAGAAATTATCTTGTAGATGAATTTATTCATCGTTCAGGATGTTCTCATCTTTTATTCATCGACTCAGACATTCATTTTGATCCAAATGATGTTATTGCGCTTCTAGCAATCGATAAGGATGTTATTGGTGGCCCTTATCCTAAGAAGGCGATTAAGTGGAGTTCTGTTAAGACCGCAGTAAAGAAGAATCCAAATATTGATGCGGGTGCTCTTGATAAGATCACCGGTGATTATGTTTTCAATCCTGTAAAAGGTACCGCACAGTTTAATGTTTCTGAACCACTTGAAGTTCTTGAAATTGGTACTGGATTCATGTTGGTTAAGCGTGAAGTATTCACCAAGATGGAAGAAGCTTATCCCATGATTCGTTATAAGCCCGATCATATTGGTCAAGCACACTTCGACGGATCACGTTATATTCATGCATTCTTTGATACCGTAATTGATTCTGTTGATTCTATTACTGGTGGAGGATCTGAACGTTATCTTTCAGAAGATTATATGTTCTGTCAGATGTGGCGTAAGATTGGTGGACAGATTTGGTTGTGCCCTTGGATGAGAACTGCTCATATTGGTACATATCATTTCCAGGGTGATATGCCTGCTGTTGCTAACTTTGTTGGAGAAATGTAATCGTGGTCCCCGTGATTGGTTTTGTTGGATTCATTGGCAGCGGTAAAGGCGCTGCCGGTGATATTCTAAGTGAAATTGGTTATGTAAAAGAAAGCTTTGCGGCCGGTGTCAAAGACACCGCCGCTACCATGTTTGGATGGAATCGTAACCTTTTAGAAGGTGATACTGAAGAATCCAGACAATTTAGAGAAACACCATGTCCTTATTGGTCTAAAAAGTTTGGTAGGGATTTCACACCAAGAGAAGCACTACAGAAGATGGGAACAGAAGTTGGTCGGGATGTTTTTCATCCTGACTTCTGGGTTCTTCAATTAGAGTCAAGGTTAAGATTTCATGATGGTCCTGTTGTGATTACTGATGTTCGATTTCCCAATGAAATTGAATGGATTCGTAAACAGGGTGGAAAAGTTTATGAGGTACAACGTGGAGAACAACCTGAATGGTATCATAAGTTAAAGAAGTGTGAAACTGAAGAATTTAAAAAGTTCATGATGATTGGTGAAGATATTCACTTTTCCGAATGGGCCTGGGTTGGTTGTAAAATGGACGGAGTTATTAAAAATGACGGATCACTAAACGACTTGACTTTCTTCGTAAAAGAGTGTATAATTGGTAATGTATAAAATGAATGAGGTAATTTAATGAAACTTTCTGGTAACACCTTGGCTATTCTCAAGAATTTTGCTGGGATTAATTCTGGTCTTGAATTCAAAGCTGGCAATGTAATCTCAACAATTTCTCCGGGAAAGACCGTTCTCGCTAAAGCGACTCTGAGTGATACTTTCCCTGTTGATTTTTGTATTTACGATATGAATCAATTTCTATCGGTATACTCACTAAATAAAGATGTGGATATTGACTTTGACGAATCTAATGTTATTTTTAGATCAGGTAAATCAAAGATCAAGTACCGCAAGACTGCACCGGAAATGATTATCATTCCGCCAGTCAAAGCACTTAACCTGCCTTCTATTGATGTTTCTTGTAAACTGACTGAAGAAGTATTTGCTGATATTCAAAAGAGTGCAAATGTTTTGCAATCGCCTAACATTGCATTCGAATCTGACGGTGATAAGATTTATGTAACTTCTTTCAGCGCAAAAGATGACTCAGCTCATACCAATTCTATTGAAGTGGGTGAAGGTAACGGAAAACAATTTAAGGTTGTTTTTCTTACTGAAAATTTGAAGATGATTCCTGGATCGTATGATGTAGAAATTTCTTCTAAAGGACTTGCAGTATTTAAACATACAACGCAAGAGGTTGACTATTGGATTGCCACCGAGGCAAAAGATTCTAATTTTGAGGAGTAATAAAAATGAGTTTGATTTGGTTCACAGACGTAAAGAATGAAAATAAGGTTGCTGTTAATCCTGAACAGGTTACAGTAGTATTTACCGCAGCTGAAGAAGGTGAATTCCTTGGTAAGACTGTAATTGGTCTTATTAATGGTTCTGTAGTTGTTGCAGAAGATATTCTTGAAGTTGTTACCGCTCTAGGTTAACAGGAGACTACCATTAACCCTATAGTTATAGACAATTTCTTACCATTAGTCTATCAGGATTCCATTTATAGATTTTTAACTGGAGATCAATTCAGCTGGAAGCGTGCAGAATTTTCTGTGGGTTATGAATACGCTTCAGTTAATTTCTATAAACATGATAATCAATTTAAGGAACACATACAATTCAAACATAATTTTATTAAAAATAATAAAATTATAAAACCAAAATATTTTGAATTAGTAAAGCCTATAATTGCACAACTTCAAATTGAAACTGGTAAAAAAATAAAATCCATTTCAAGAATGAAAAGCAATTTGTTGATGTATCAAAAAGGTATCAGGGAACAATATCCACATGTCGATGGATTTGATGTTACTGGAAATGGCCTACATGATTGTTTTGGTAAGAAAACATTACTATACTATGTGAATGATTCTGATGGTGATACTACCCTGTATAACGAATATTATACAGGTGAGTACATCAATGAATTAACAGTACAACAGAAAGTCTCCCCTAAAATGGGGAGAGCTGTACTATTTGATTCTAATCAATTACATGCTGGTAGTGGACCGGAAAATTCTGATTATAGAATTGTTATTAATACTGTTTTTGAATTTGAGGAATAATAATGAGCATTAAGGTACAAACCTTATTCGGTACATATGATGAAGAGGAATTAAAGGCAATTAAGGGTTGTCTTAGAGAAATGTCGGATTGTATGTCTAAAATTAATTCAGAAAAAGAATTGATGAAAGATATTGTTAGTACAACCCACGATAAGTTTAAGATTCCTAAGAAAATCTTCAAGAAAATGGCAACAGTATATCATAAACAAACTTTTCAAGAGATTGTTTCTGAACAAAATGAGTTTGAAGCTTTGTTTGAAGGCATTACTGAAGTAAAGTAAATTGTTTTGGTGCCCCTTCGGGGGCATCTTTTATTATGGAGTTATTATGGAACATATGTTGTGGGTAGAAAAGTATCGCCCATCTAAAGTTGAAGATTGTATTCTGCATGAGAATATTAAATCTACATTTCAAGAATTTGTAAATCGCAAAGAAATCCCCAATCTTCTGTTGTCTGGTGGTGCAGGTGTAGGTAAGACCACTATTGCAAAGGCATTATGTGAAGAAGTTGGTTGTGATTACATCATGATTAATAGTTCTGAAACCAATGGTATTGGTGACATTAGAACTACTGTTAGAAATTATGCAACATCAGTAAGTCTTACTGGAGGACGCAAAGTCATAATCCTGGATGAGGCTGACAATCTAAGTCCAGAAGCACAGAAGGCTCTTCGTGGAATGATCGAGGAAGTCTCAATCAATTGTACATTCATCTTCACTTGTAATTTCAAGAATAAGATTCTGGACGCAATCCATTCACGATGCACAGTCATTGATTTTAGAGTCAACGGCAACAAAGCTAAATTGGCATCCCAATTCTTCAAAAGAGTTGAATATATTCTGACACAGGAGAATATTGAATACAGTAAAGATGTTGTAGCAGCAGTTATTACTAAACATTTTCCAGACAATCGCAGAATTCTAAATGAACTCCAGAGATATTCTGTTTCTGGTAGTATTGATGCTGGAATTTTAGGTAATGTCGCCAATCTTCAAACCAATGAACTGATTAAATCAATCAAGGAAAAGGATGTTGGATCTGCTCGTAAATGGATCGTACAGAATATTGACAATGATCCTATTACAATTCTTCGTGGTTTGTATGATGCACTATATGATAAGTTGACTCCTAGTTCTGTTCCACAGATGATTAGGACGATTGGTGTATGGCAATATAGGTCAGCGTTTACTCCTGATCAGGAAATTACTCTAATGTCTTGTATCGTAGAGATTATGATGGATGTGGAGTTTAAATAATGCCTGATCTATTCAAAGAGGTGTTACCTTCTATTCTACAAAATAAGAAAAATGTTTTTGTTGATGATCCGGAATGCAAAGATTATAATTCATTTATCATTAATCGTGCTTTGTCTTATCATATTGATTGTTTGATGTATGTTTCGGAATTAAATTCTTTATCAAATTTAGATAGAGATATGCAATACCAGTATCTTCTAAATACAATAAGACCTATGAAACGTAAGTTTCAATCATGGCAAAAAGCTGAGGTCGATAAAGACATTGAATGCGTTAAAACTTATTTTGGTTACTCCAACCGAAAAGCAAGGGAAGCTATGCGTATTCTAACTGATGAACAGATTTCCGAAATAAAAACAAAAACAGAAAAGGGTGGAGTGAAAAAGTAATGATTAACATTTCAGATTTGGTTGAAGTAAAGTTGCAGGAGGAAGATGATTTTCTTAAAGTGAGAGAAACACTTACTCGTATTGGTGTAGCATCAAAGAAGGATAAAATTCTATATCAGTCTTGTCATATTCTACATAAACAAGGAAAATATTATATCGTACATTTCAAAGAATTATTTTCCCTTGATGGTAAACCCACAGACATTTCAGAAAATGATTTGGCTAGACGTAATGCAATCACCAAGTTATTAGAAGATTGGGGTTTAGTTGAGATTGTCAACAAGAAACAAGTAGAAACTCCAGAACCTATTTTCCTTTCACAAGTGAAGATTATTTCACATAAAGAAAAAAATGAATGGGAACTAATTCCAAAATATAATATTGGAAAGAAAAAGTCTGCATAAATAAAACGCATTGATCCACCTTAGGATCGTCTTGCCGTAGGAGCGTATGCCTACGCCGGATCGGTAACCGGCATCTATTTAAATTATGGTGAACGATATGATCAAAAAGCAAAAACCTGTATTAAAAAAGGTTAGACCTTTAGGAAATCTAGAAGATATATACTACACATATTCAAATTGGGACACCAAACTGATTGATGGTGTTGAATATGTTTATGTGTTAAAAAATATATCTATAAAAGATACTCCCAGATTAATGCGTAAAGACAACTTAGAGGTAATAAAGTAATGGCATTAAAAGAATCAAATAAGAATCGTAAAAAGAATGCAGTTAATGATCAAATTACTGATTCTGTAACACAAAAAAATAATGGAAATCCAAATCATGTTTGGTGGTGGTTGCCAGATAACTTTAAATTTTATGTTGCCGTTGTATTAGTTTTATCTTTTGTTGTACTACTTGCATAATGTATGAATAAACTTGTTATTTTTGATTTAGATGGTGTATTGATTGATTCTAGAGATTTACACTATCATGCATTGAATGATGCTCTCAAGAAAATAGACGAAAGTTATTCTATATCTTATGACGAACATTTGAGTTTGTATGATGGTTTGAATACCACCAAAAAACTTGAAATGTTGTCAGAAAGAAAAGGTCTACCCCGGGAATATTTCAATCAAGTATGGGAAGATAAACAAAAAGCAACCATATCTAGATTGAAGATAGTTCCAAATGATGAATTTTTAATAAAAAGGTTCAGACAGTTAAAATTTCATGGTTATAAAATTGCAGTTGCAAGTAATTCTATACGAGAGACAGTAAAAATATCATTATTGTCTCTTGGTATTTTGGAATATGTTGACTACTTTGTTTCTAATGAAGATGTGTCTAAACCTAAACCATTTCCAGAAATGTATTGGAAGTGTATGATAGTATTAAATGCAACACCTAAAAATACTGTTATTGTTGAAGACAGTCATATTGGTAGACAGGGTGCTCTTGATTCTGGTGCACATTTAGTTCCGGTTAAAGATTCTTATGATTTAACCGAAGATAAATTTTATGAAATAATTGATATGTTTCATGGAATTAATAGAAAGAAAATACCATGGAGAAATAAGAAAATGAATGTGTTGATTCCTATGGCTGGTGCTGGAAGTAGATTTGCACAAGCTGGTTATACTTTTCCTAAACCTTTGATTGAAGTGAACGGTAAACCAATGATTCAAGTGGTTGTTGAAAACTTGAATGTTGATGCACATTTCATTTTTCTGGTTCAAAAAGAACATTACGAAAAATACAATTTGAAGCAGCTCTTGAACCTGATTGCACCAGGATGTGACATTATTCAGGTGGACGGTATCACAGAAGGAGCGGCCTGTACGACTCTCCTTGCGAAGGACCTTATCGATAATGATCAACCTTTATTGATGGCTAACTCCGATCAGTTTGTTGAGTGGAACTCAAATGAATGTCTGTATGCATTTACTGCTGATTCTATTGATGCTGGAATCGTAACATTCAAGTCTACTCATCCAAAATGGTCTTTTGCTAAAATTGGTGAAGATGGTTTTGTTTCTGAAGTTGCAGAAAAGAATCCTATTTCAGATAATGCTACGGTTGGAATTTATTATTGGAAAAGTGGATCTGAATATGTTAGATATGCAGAACAAATGATCGAAAAGAATATCAGAACCAATAATGAATTCTATGTCTGTCCGGTTTTCAATGAAGCAATCGAAGACGGTAAAAAAATTCGTGTTAAGAGTATTGATAAAATGTGGGGTATTGGTACTCCAGAAGATTTACATTATTTCCTAGAACACTATGATGGTGAGGTATGAGATTAATATCACACAGGGGAAATATAAATGGCCCCGAACCTGAATTTGAAAACCTACCTATCAGGATAGATCATTGTATTGAATTAGGCTTTGATGTTGAAATCGATTTATGGAAAATTGACGATAAGTTATTTCTAGGTCATGATGAACCCGTATATGAAATAAATCTAGATTTTCTGATGAAAAGAAAAGATAGTCTTTGGGTGCATTGCAAAAATTTAGAAGCACTTGATTATTTGAATCTGTCGGATATCACTTACTTTTGGCACCAGGGTGATGATTACACACTAACATCAAAAGAATATATATGGACATATCCCAAAAAGAACTATGATAAATTTTTTGGAGATCAGGTCATACTAGATTTCTCTGAGAATGTTGACTTTGAATTTTATAAAAAGAAAGATATTTTTGCTGTTTGTTGTGATTATTTGAAATAACTTGCATGATTCTTGCATCCTTATAGGTGTCAACTTATAAGGAGAATGTTATGTTAGAATACACCTTTTTAATTTTATCCGCAACTACTTGTTTTGGAATAATACATTTTATATTGAACTAATTATGAAACAAAAATTTGTTAATGCTTATATGGATGTGGCCCATCGATTTGCACAACTATCGACCGCAAAAAGGTTACAAGTTGGTGCAATTATCGTGAAAGATGATCGTATCATTTCTATTGGATATAATGGTATGCCATCAGGTTGGACTAATGAATGTGAGCATGAACAACACACTTATGATTCTAGAGATATTCAAAATGATCCTTCATGGGCCCGAGACACCGAAAGGGGTGGATTTAGTAGATTAAAAACCAAACCAGAAGTCATTCATGCAGAAGCTAATGCAATAGCTAAACTTGCAAAAGGTCCAGAAGGTGGGTTAGACTCTATAATGTTTCTAACCCATTCACCGTGTATAGATTGTGCAAAACAGATATATACTGCTGGTATCAAAGAAGTTTACTATGATGTAGCTTACCGAGATTCATCTGGAATTGAATTTTTAAGAAAGTGTGGTATACTTGTGCATGAATATGGAAAATAAAATGTTTGATTACAATAAAATAAAAAATGCTTTTGAATCGTTTAAGTTTGGTCAACCATTTGATCATTGTGTTGTAGACAATTTTCTAGATGAAGAAATCACCAAAGAATTAGAGAAAGAATTTATACCTTATGATTCTGATAGTTGGGTTTATTATAAGAATCCGATTGAAAATAAGAAAGCTCTGGGTGAATGGAATAAGTTTGGAAAATACACCTATAATTATTTTGAAAAGATTAACTCACCAGAATTTGTGGGTTTTCTTTCAGAACTAGTTGGTGTTAAATTATATCCAGATTATGGTTTACATGGTGGTGGTTGGCATTGTCATGGACAAGGAGGAAATCTAAATCCTCATCTAGATTATTCTATTCATCCAAAATTAGGTTTACAAAGAAAACTTAATATCATTTTTTATGTATCAAGTAGTCTAGAGGACAAACACGGGGGCCACCTAGGTTTGTGGACACACGATGAAAAAACAAATGGCCCTAAAGATTTATATAAAGAATTAACCCCTTTATTTAATAGAGCGGTATTTTTTGATACAACTCAAAATTCTTGGCATGGAATGAGCAGACAACTGGATGTTCCGGATGGCGTTTATAGAAAAAGTCTAGCAGTATATTATCTTTGTGATCCTGAAGGAAATGTTGATCCTAGAAATAGAGCATTATTTGCTCCTAGAGAAGAACAAAAAGGCGACAAATATGTTGAAGAAGTTATTAAAAGTCGGTCACATTACTGACATAAATACTACTTTCTTATAACATAATTGGAGTACAGGAATGGAATATTGGGGAAAACATCTAATCGCAAACGTCAAGGCATGTGAACTTGACAAAGCAAAAAATCCAGAACACATCAGAAAATTTACCGTTGAATTGGTTAAACGTATTGATATGAAACCTCATGGTACACCAATGGTAATTCATTTTGGTGATGGAGAACTAGGTGGTTGGACTGTTACTCAATTAATAGAAACCTCCAATATTATGGGACATTGGATTGACTCTAATGGAGATTTATATTTGGATGTTTTCTCTTGTAAAGACTTTGATGAAAACATTGTTGTTGAAATGTTAAGAGAATGGTTCAATCCTGAAGACATTAATTGCATCACATTGATGAGAGATGCAAGAAGGGCTTGACAAACAAGCATATATAAGTTATAATACTTAAAAATTGCGGGATCGTCTAACTGGTAGGACAGCGGACTTTGAATTCGTCAATCTAGGTTCGAACCCTAGTCCCGCAGCCAATTTTAGAGGAAATTATGGATTTTTTTAAATCTGTTTTTCACAATGTTGTAGTTCATCCCATCTTACCTTTCTTACCTAGAAGGTGGGCTAGAACTATACACGAAAAGAATGCATTATGGGCCTACGGTAAAGAAGGTCCTTTTAATGGTTTAGATTGAGGTAAAAATGGTTACATCAAAAGATTGTTTGAAAAAGTATGGAGATCCTACTACAGAAAAGTTTATGACTGTGTGGGATATTCCTTCTTATTTGGAACACGGTCATATTCCTAAGAAACTTTATTGCAATAGAGATATGATCAATCCTCTTTCTGTAGCACTTAGAAATGTGATTGATCGTGGTCTTGTTGATCAGATCAAGACTTGGGATGGATGTTTCAATATTCGCAACAAGCGTGGTGCATCATCAATGTCACTTCACTCTTGGGGGATTGCAATTGATATCAATGCCGCATGGAATGGTTTTGGTAAGACTCCTACAATGTCAACAGAATTAGTAAAGTGTTTTACTGACGCTGGATTTGATTGGGGTGGTACATGGTCTAAGCCAGATGGTATGCACTTCCAGTTGTCTAAATTGCCATGAGTCAATGGCATGGTGGTAAAGGTTCCAAACCTAGGCCCGTAGACAAGAAAAAGTTTGATGATAATTGGGATAGAATCTTTGGTAAGAAGAAAGAAGAAGAGAAAAAGAAATGATTAAAAAGTGCTTGACATTGATGTTGTTTTGTAGTAACCTGTATGCTTATGATCCAGTTCGGCCTGATTTGAAGATTACGCCGGGTGTTGTGGATCCAAATGCAACGATTGAAAAGATTTGTACTGTAGGATATACAAAGACTGTTCGCAATGTGTCTGTAAAAACAAAGAATCAGGTTTTTGCAAATTATCACATTAACAAAGTTGTGGATAGATATGAGATTGATCATTTGATTTCTCTTGAATTGGGTGGTTCAAATGACATTAAGAACTTGTGGCCTGAAAGTTATACCACATCACCTCTTAATGCATATAAGAAAGATGCATTGGAAAATAAGTTGCACGATCTAGTTTGTGCTGATAAAATCACACTAGAAGAAGCGCAAAGAGTGATTGTTGAAGACTGGGTAAAGGCATATAATGATTACGTTTTGCAACATTAGAAAAAAAATGTTTCCAAATGAAAAAAAACCTGTATAATGTACTCGAAATTGAAAAAAACTTGTATAAATAAAAATATGACTACTAAAAATTTATTTAAACCTTTATCGATATCAATGCCCATGTCAAGCACATGGAATACCGGCTATCGCCCAAATTCCATTGATTGTGCGGAACATGGAAAAGGGGTTTGTGACAGTTAGTTAAAAATAAAACATAACGATCACAAAACCCCGAATCGAAAGAAACGGGGTTTTGTCGTATATGGGGTTTGAAAAAACCCAGCTCTTTAAAAATTTGAATGTTTGTGTAGTGTGCATCTAGCTTAATTGGTAAAGCCCCAGAATGTGACTCTGGTAGATGTGAGTTCGAATCTGACCTGAACCTCCAAATTTGTTTCGTATCGTTTACAAAAACGACTAAAAATGGCAAAAAGTAAATTTTAAGAAACAAAAAAGTGCTTGACAAGAGAGACAAACTAGTGTAGAATGTCTTTCATCAAGTGAGAGAAAAGTTATGGACCTGTCGTCTACTTGGTTTAGGATATCAGATTTTCACTCTGATGAACGGAGTTCGAATCTCCGCAGGTCTACCAAATAAGGGTAAGCGGTGAAGTTGGAGAGTCACACTTGACTGTAAATCAAACGCCTCAGGCTGAGTAGGTTCGAATCCTACCTTACCCACCAAATGTGTTGCAACTAATGTCGGTGCTCTCGTTCTCCCGACTTAAAATGACCAATAAGTAGTACCCATGACGTTAAACGCTTAACGGTAATAACGAGGCCAAATACTGGGGGTATAGTTCAATGGTAGAACATCTGGCTTTTAACCAGTCAACCAGGGTTCGATTCCCTGTGCCCCTACCAATTTGCCCGATTAATTCAAAGGTAGAATACTGAACTGATAATTCAGATACGGTGGATCGATACCACCATTGGGCACCAATTTTGTCTCTATAGTGTAACGGTAGCACAGCGGGTTTATATTCCGTATTAGCCCCAGATTAGGGCGAAGTCTAGGTTCGAATCCTAGTAGAGACACCAATTTTGGTTGTATAGTTAAGTGGCATAACAGGAGATTCATATCCTCTTATCACAAGTTCGATTCTTGTTACAACCACCAAAGTTTATGGGTATGTAGTAATCTGGTGATTACGCTTGTCTGTCGAACAAGTTTAGGAGGGTTCGATCCCCTTCATACCCGCCAATTTTGCAGAAGATGGTCCGGTATATACTCTACATGGGTATCGAATTCTAGATCCGCTGTGGTTCGATTCTACAGTTCTGCAATTTAATATGGGGAATGGGGCTGCTTGGGGTGGCCACCTGTTTTGCAATCAGGATATCAGATCGGTTCGAATCCGATATTCTCCACATATTATAAATACTTTTATTTAATCAAAAGTATGTTTAAACCAACCTATCTTTATATAAAAACTCACAATAAAACTGGTCTAAAATATTTCGGTAAAACAACCAGTTCAGATCCCTTTGCGTATAGGGGATCTGGTGTTTATTGGATAAAACACATAGATAAACACGGATATGATGTAACAACCGAAATAATAGGTTATTATTTGGATGAAGAAGAATGTAGAAATGATGCCGTGTTATTCAGTAAAAACAACAACATTGTTGAAAGTAGAGAATGGGCAAATTTAAAGGAAGAAAGATTGGATGGTGGATTTGATTATATAAATGAAAATAGAAATTTTAAAGAACATAATAAAAAAATATCAATAATAAGAAACTATCAAGATCCATCATATTTAAAAAAATTATCAGAATCTATAAAGAATAGTTCTCGTGATTTTAGTAATAATGTATTTAAACAAAACAAAGATATTCAACAATTAGGAAATTCACCGGAATCTAGAGCAAAAGCAAAAATAAAACAAAAAGAAACTCTAAAGAATATAAAATTCCAACAAGGCGATAGCAATTCTCAATTTGGAACTATGTGGATTTATTCTAATGAATTACAATTAAGCAAAAAAATAAAAAAAGATGATCCTGTTCCAGATGGATGGTTTAAAGGAAGAAAAATCAAGTTTTAATATCTCGTTAGTGTAGCAGTAACACGCTAGTCTCCAAAACTAGAATCAGGGGCGCGAAACCTCTACGGGGTGCCAATTCCAATAAAAAAGGTGTTAACATGATATTGAGGGAAATAAACTTAGATGAAGTAAAGAAGTTCATTAATGCACAAAGTCCAGAAACCTGTGTCTATCTTGGTTCCGACTCAGAAAGACATAAGATTGATGGTAAGTGGTATGCTGATTACACAACTTGTGTTATTGTGCATATTGATGGTGAACATGGTTGTAAAGTTTTTGGTGAAGTTAAGAGAGAACTTGATTATGACCAAAAGAAGAACAAACCTTCTATGCGTCTAATGAATGAAGTCTACAATGTATCAGCTCTCTTTAGTGAACTAAGAGATGTTC